TGTACTTTAATGAGATTATGTCTGGTAGATATAATCCTGCACCGGCTGCTACTGCGTTCCCTAATGTAGATGAAAATCGCTATGAAGGAATGTTGGTAGTTAGGTCAGAGTTAAAGTCTATGTGCTCACATCATCATCAGCCTGTAACAGGTGTTGCTTATATTGGTATTATACCTGGTAATAAAGTTATTGGCTTATCTAAGTATACTAGAATCGCTCAATGGTGTGCTCGAAGAGGTACTCTTCAAGAAGAACTTTGTAATGACATTTGCAGAGAGATTCAAAAAGCTACTGGTAGTGAGCATGTAGCAGTTTATATTCAAGCGACGCATGGTTGTTGTGAGAATAGAGGTATCGGAGCTCATAGCTCTCTTACTCAAACCGCTGTCTTAAAAGGACATTTTCTTAACGATAATATGACTACGAAGAAAGAGTTTTTCGATCATATTAAACTTCAACAAGAGTTTGCACCAAAATAAGGAGAAAAATATGTTGAAAGAATGGTTTAACTTGCAGGATGTAAATCGTGGCTTGCTTTATAAGCTGGTTGCTCTTCATCTTGTAATTATCGCTGCATCGAATTATATCGTGCAGTTTAGTGGCACAATCTTTGGCTATCATTTTACATGGGCTATGTTTGTGTTTCCTCTTGTTGTCATTGCTACAGATTTGACTGTACGATTGACTAACAAGTATCAAGCTCGATCAGTGGTTGCTATAGCATTTCCCCCTGCTATTGTAATTAGCGCAATGATTGCTGATTGGCGAATTGGTTTTGCTAGTGCTTTGGCGTATTTGATTGGTCAATTATTTGACGTTTCTGTATTCCAACGTATTCGTGAACGTTTTACAGATATGTGGTGGGTAGCTCCTGCTATTTCAACAGTTGTTGCTAATATTGTAGACACATATTTGTTCTTTTATGCAGCTTTTTCGAATCATCCCACAAATGAGTTTATGGCTGCAAACTGGCTTGAGATTGCTACTGTTGATGTATTCTTTAAGATTGCAACTTCACTAGTATTGTTCTTACCTATCTATGGTGTACTATTGTCATACCTAAAAGGTAAAATGAACGTTACTTCAGCAGGTTAAAAAATAAAGAGAGAGTCATAGACTCTCTCTTCTTTTATGGAGAAAAATATGTTTGAATATAGAGTAAAAATTAAAAGAGTAGTAGATGGTGATACTGTTGATGTTGATATTGATCTTGGATTTGGAGTATGGCTTACTAACGAACGCGTTCGTCTCTATGGAGTTGATACTCCAGAATCTCGCACAAGAGATAAAATAGAAAAAATTTATGGTTTAGCTGCTAAAGACTTTGTTAAAAAGTTCTGTGATGATAAAGTTGGTATGATACTTAAAACTAAAACATATGACTCTAAAGGTAAATTTGGTCGTATTATGGGAGAGTTGTGGCGTATTACTGACTATGCAGACAAATCAGTAAATGAATATCTTATCGAAAAACATCATGCTGTTCCTTATTATGGACAGAGTAAAAAAGATATCCAAGAACAACATATTAAAAATAGAGAGGTTTTAAAGCTACATGATTAAAATTGCGCATGAAGCGCCTTTAAGTATATTTGATAAGGTGCAAGAGTTAACCGATTATGATTATTTTCTAGTTCATCTCTTTGAAGAGAATGAAGAATACTTGGCTAAAGCTCATGAATGTGTGGAAAAAGGTAGAGAAACTATTCTTGACAACTCTATCTTTGAACTAGGACATGCATGGGATGCAAGTAGATTTGCTCACTGGGTCAAAGAAATGAAACCCACTTACTACATAGTGCCAGATGTGCTAGATGATTGTGATAAAACTATTGACTCGTTTGAACGATTTATGAATGAATATCCGGATTTACCTGGTAAGACTATCGCTGTAGCTCAAGGTAGCTCTTATAATGATCTTGTACTCTGCTATAATTATCTAGTTAATGATGCCAGAGTTAATAAGATTGCACTATCATTTAATCATCCATTCTTTCAAGACCTACCTTGGGATGGAAACAAATATTATAAGATGATGCATGGACGTCAAGAGACTCTAGATAGGATGATTAGAGAAGGTGTTGTTAATAAGAATAAACCGCACCACTTGTTAGGATGTGGTTTACCTCAAGAGTTTAAAGCTTATACCGATCTTAACTGGATTGATAGTCTAGATACCTCTAACCCTGTAATTCATGGTATTAAAGATATCTATTATAGCAGTGAAGGGTTAACAGATAAAGAGTCGGTCAAACTCTATACAATGATGAATGATGATGTTAATAAAAACTGGCCAGCTATTCATTATAATATATTGGCTTTCAGGAGTATGTGTCAGTGAAGTGGGTAGCTTTATTCTCTCAAACAGGCTCTGAAATTGAAACTCTGTCAAATAAAATTGACAGAGTTCCTGATACTATACTAACTAATAATAAGAAGTATGAAGGCAATTTAGACCCGTTAGTATCTGATCATGCAGCTATAATGAAATATATAGCTGCCAACCACAAATATGATCTTATTACGTTGCATGGTTATCTCAGGATTATACCTGAAGATGTGTGTAGAGTTTGCAAACACATCTATAATGGTCATCCTGGTTTAATTAATATGTATCCAGAGTTAAGAGGTAAAGATCCTCAAGAAAGAATAAAACCTTATATGAAACTTATAGGTTCTGTTGTACATAAAGTTATACCTGAAGTAGACGCAGGTGATATAGTAAGTAACATAGCTGTGAAAAATAACAGGTATGATTACTATAATATACTTAGAGAAACATCTTTAGAAGCATGGGAGCAGTTCTTTGAAAACTATTAGACCTAATCACTATCGTGCAGAACGCATGGTAGAGTTTGAATGTATTAAGGTTATTGAGGCGTTGACTGAAGATCATCAGAATGACGTCTTTACTGATTATAATCGTTATCAGGCGTTTAAGTATCTTTGGCGTCTAGGTAAGAAAGATGATGTGTTGCAAGAGCTTTATAAAGCTGCGACGTTTATAAATTTTGCTATTGAGAAACTAGAAAAGGATAGAGGAATTGAAGATGAATAAGATTGAAGATATTGCTAGTCAGCATTTAGGACGTACTTCTGATGGAGGTACTATGACGCGTTATGAAACTCCTGATAATGTTGATAGCAGCTTGTTAGTAGGTATTCCTAGGCATCTTAATAGAGAAGCATATGACATTACTAATAAGGATTTTATTGGTAGTGATACATGGCATGCATACGAAGTATCGTTTTTACTTGCTAGTGGTTATCCTGTATCAGGTGTAGTCAAATATGTTTATGAGTGTGATACTCCTAATATTGTAGAATCTAAATCTATTAAGTTATATCTTAACTCATATAATATGGCTGTGATGGGTAATACAGTTGAACAAGCTACTCGTAAAGCTATCGAAATAATGGAAAAAGATTTAACAGAATGTATTGGTGGTCAAGTAAAAGCTCAATTTCATACTAAAGCTTATGGTGAGCCTGTTTCTGAATTGTATGTAAAACTAGAAGATTGTGTGGACGTCTCTAATGTCTCGTTTGATAGATATAATGAAGATCCGGATATTCTTGATATTAACGATCTTCCAAATAGAGATATTTTTAGATATACTACTAACGCTCTTCGTTCTAACTGTCGTGTTACTAATCAACCTGATTGGGGTGATATCTATATCTATATTGCAGGTGATAAAACTGTTACTCCTGAGTCGTTGCTACAATATATTGTTAGTATGCGCCGTGAGAATCATTTCCATGAAGAGATTTGCGAGTGTGTAATTAAACGCTTGATGGTGCTAATGCCTGAATGTGATATTGCTGTTACTTGTCTCTATACACGTAGAGGTGGTATTGATATTAACCCTGTTAGAGCTACAGGACCTCTTGCATTAGTAAGATCTGGGTTTGAGGGTTTGATAGAAGTATCTGAACCTCCTATGAAGACTGCGAGGCAATAATGATACAAGAGAAACATGAAGCGTATATGAAGAGAAGGATTGCACAAGTGGATAAACTTCAAGAAATTATTAGACGTTTACCTCATACAGATAAAAAAGTCATTGTGACTCATAGTGGTGGTATGGATAGTGCTACAGCTGTTATTATGTGTATGCATCATTATGGAGCAGAAAATGTTATCTCTCTGGGGTATGATTACGGTCAGAAGCAGAGAGTAGAATTAGAATATGCTGAGCGTCTATGTGATGAGTTAGGTGTTACTAGAAAAGTATTAGATTTATCTATTTTGGGTAAAATAGTACAGAATGTATCAGCTAATATTGCTGGTACAGCTGTTGAGATGCCTACCATTACTGATATTCTTGGCAACCCTCAACCACCTACATATGTACCTTATCGTAATATGGTTATGTTCTCTCTTACAGCTGCATTTGCAGAAGCTAATCAAGCATCTCATATTATTTGTGGTCTACAGGTTCATGATGAATATAGCTATTGGGATACTACTCAGAAGTTTGTAGACGGTTTGAATAATATCTATGATCAAAATAGATCATGGCCTCTTACTTTGATTGCTCCTTTCTCTGATCTATCTAAGACAGAAGAGATTAGTTTATTAGAAGAATTAGGAGAAACAGAGCTGCTAAAGCATACTCTTACATGTTATGATCCTGCAGATAAAGTAGAATGGGTCGAAGGTAAACCTATTACTTATGGTGTTGCTTGCGGTAAATGCCCTTCTTGTTCAGAACGCATACAAGCATTTATGAATAAAGGTATGAAAGATCCTATAATGTATAATATAGATATTCCGTGGAGGTAATAATGGCTCTGTATCCTAACTTTACAGATCAAGACGCGTTAATTTTAGATAAAGCAGAACATTTTACTGTTTTTCAAAAACGAGGTAATAGAAGGCAACATTGTTATAAAAAAGAGTTTGCGACTTTACAATTAGCAATGGAGGATGCAGAAACAACATATAAAGAATATTCTCATTATGGCGCTATGGTTTATGCTGTAGCGGGTAATAGAGATTGTATGGTTGGTGTTTATAGTCATAGAGGTGGGGAGATTTTTATCTAATGTGTGCAATTTTTGGTTCCTACGATCAAGATAGTTTTTTTGAATTAATGAGAAAGAATAGCTATAGAGGTTCTTATAGTTATTCTATCTCTTATTATGACGGAAAGAAAATTCAGGTAATTGAAAAAGATTTTGGTTCAATGCCTGTTAAGGATTTAGAACCTAATTATTATTATATTGGTCATGTACAAGCACCTACTACAGACAATAAAGACACAACTTCTATACACCCAGCTAATGATAGAGGTGATTACTTATGGCATAATGGTATTATTAAAGATTACCAAGTTAAAAAATGGCAAAGTGATTGGAAAAAAGAATGGACATGGGATACAAAGTGGTTGTTATATTTACTTAATACAGGAGACACAGAAAGAGTATTGTCAGAAGCTGACGGTTCATATGCGTGCCTGTGGTATGGTAAATATAATCCTTCTATCTATCTTTTTAGAAATGACAATTGTCCTATGTTTATAAAAGGACATGATTTTTCTTCTACTAAATTCGATAATGCAGAGAGTATTGAGAGTGGTGCTTTTTATGCATTTAGTATGGAAAAAGGTTGGGTACCTAACTATAACAAATTTAAGACAAAGAATACATTTTATTGGAGCGCTGAATGACGAATTTTACAAGAATTAAAGACTGGTCAGATGAAAGACTTATTACATTTAACGAACCAGATCGTAACGGCTTCTTAGCTATGATCGTAGAGGAGTGTGGTGAGTTTTTAGCAGCTGAATCAACAGAAGAGCGTATCGATGCTATGGCTGATATGATTGTCTTCTGCTATGGTGAAATGGCTAAATATGGTTATGATGGTGACAAGGTAATGGATGAGGTTATTAAAGAGATTTCTTCTCGTACTGGAGCATATAATCCTGAGACTAAGAAATGGCAAAAAGATAAATCACCTGAAGCTCAAGCTAAATGGTATAGTGCTGACTTTAGTAGGTGTAAGCTTAACGGAGAATAAAATGAGAAATAGCTCAGAAAATAAAATGGTTGGTACTATCTCTAATAAGATTAAAGCTATGTCTGAAAAAGAGAGAATTAAAAGGCGTCGCATTCGTTTAGAACAAATGACTGATAACGAAAAAAAGATTATGGCAAAGTATGGTAAGAGTTGGGAGTCAGAACATAGATCAACTTACAGATAAACAGCTTAGAAAAATGATAGATTATTTTGGAGAGGACAGATTACCTGATCCTCTCCTCTATCCTATTTCGTTTCAATATTATGTCAAATTGTTTAAGTATTTGAGAGTCAAATGAAATTAAAAAAAGGACAAAAGTTAGTAGAATTTCTCTATAATAAAAATGAGAAATCTGCTGTAGTAACATATTGGCTTAATGGTTCCTACAAAGACCCTTCTTATGTTAAAAGTGTCAACCTTGAAGAGGCGAATAAAAGATATGAAGAGCTCATTAGTGAAGGATACAAAAACGCATTCTAGATTAAAGATGCTTTTTGCTTGGTTAGAAACTGCTGAAGAAAATAATAATAAATGGGCAGTTAAAGTTGCTTCAAAACACATCTTAGCTTTAGCTAAAAAAACATAATGATTAGAAAAATAGATGGTATAGATAAAAAAGGTTTTGTTAGAGCCTATATGCTTCCGGAAGAGCTGTGTGACTCTATAGTTGATGTTTATAAAAAAGCTCCTGATAGATTTAAAACTTCAGGAAGTGTTATAAAAAGTACAAAAGAGTTAGATCCAGATAGAGTTAAGAAATCAACTGATTTAGGTCTTATGGCTGATAAAGAAAAAGACTCGCCTGTAATAGGAAAGTATTTTAATTATATCTATGATTGTTTTGAAGATTATAAAAAAGAATTTTCAATATTAGATACAGATATTCCTCTAAAAATTAAAGAATCAACTGGCATTCAATATTATAAACCTGGTGAAGGTTATTATATGTGGCATTATGAAAGAGGTATTTCTCCTCCTGCTTCTGAAAGAGTAGCTGTTTTTATGACATATCTTAATGACGTAGAAGATGCTGGTACAGATTTTCTTTATCAAAAGTTTACAACAAAAGCTGCAAAAGGTATGACCATTATTTGGCCTGCAGATTGGACTCATACTCATAAAGGTCAAATTACTAACAAACACGAAAAATATATTATAACAGGATGGATATCTTGGTGTCCGGAATTGATGTGATATGAGCTATTTAGATACAATACAGATAATAAATGATATAGCATTAGAAGTTCGTAACTTCGAACGCAGTAAAGATAATACTAAATGGAAATGGTCTTGTCTTGTCTGTGGTGATTCTAAAAAGGATTTAAGAAAGGCTAGATTCGGTGTCGCTAGAAAGCAAAATGAGTTTCTTTGTCATTGCTTCAACTGTGGTTACAGCGCTCATTTTAATTTCTATATACGTGAATATCATCCAAGTTTATGGTCTAAGCTCTCTGTGTCTCGGATAAAGTCTGAGATGCCTTCTCTCTATAGTCAAGATGATCTAATAGAGAAACTACCTAAAGAAATACTCAAGCATATATTTTATAATGGTAATGTAGATAAGTTAGTGGAAATTAAATTAAATATTACACCAACTAATCAACAAAAGCTAAAGGAAGCGTTTTATGATTAAGAATTTTAAAGATATTGTAGTACTACTAATAACAACTGGTGTGTTAGTATTGTTAGGTGTTATTATTATAGGTGATTATTGGGTAGCCTTAGAAGAGAACAGGCCTGTCGATGATAGCGTAATTACTCTTATGAAGATGTCAGTAACAGGATTAATTGGTGTTATTGGTGGTTACATTGGAGGCTCTAAATGAATAGAGATGGACAATATGGTGTCTATAAAGTATTAGATAGCGATGGTTCTATCTGTTTTGTTTCTACTGCTAAGGATACATCTATCGAGCAAGTAGAAGCTGACCATCGTAGTTCTTCAGCTACTGATACATTTACAACTCAGTTAAACAACAAAGGTGCAGCGTGGCAATTCTCTTGGATGATTGGTCCTAAATTAACATCAAATGATCAAATCCAGAAGATTGCAAGAGGAATTATCTCAAGGAATAATCCTCAATATAATTAGGAGTTATTATGATATATTTGTTTGATGTTGATGGTACATTAACCGATTCACGTCAACCTATCGATAGAGATTTTGAAAATTATCTTATCGGTTTATTTTCTCATTACGAATGTTCTATTGTTACTGGTTCTGATTATTCTAAGACAGAAGAGCAGCTTGGTCCTACATTATGCAATCTGGCTGATTATTGTTTTAATTGTTCTGGTAATTCTGTCTGGCAAAAAGGAAAA